ACCTGATGTGCTAGAGCTAAACAGGTTAGTACTAAAATCTAATGAGCATAACGATAGCTCATGGCTGATAGGCAACAGCTTAAAGTTACTACCTAAAGATAAGATAGTGGTGAGCTTTGCCGATACATCTCAGGAACATTTAGGAATAGTTTATCAGGCTACTAACTTTATATATACTGGCTTGTCTGCTAAGCGTACTGACTGGAAGGTTAAAGGTAAGGAACATCTACATAGTCAGACTTTAATAGATGAGTTTAGAGGTCAGCCTAACAGGTCTAAATTAATCAGAGAAAAATACGGTGATGATTTTTATGTTGCTGATAGACCACGTAAGCACAGGTATATTTTTATTACAGGTTCTAAAACTTATAAGAAAAAAGTTTTAAGGAATTTAAAATATCCAATACATAATTATCCAAAGAACAATACTTAAAAGTTTTAAAAAGTTTTAGAATCTTTTAGAACTCTTTAAAAAGATTAAAGAGATTATGTATTGAAGAGTTCTAAAAGATTCTAGAATCATTATACACTCCCTTGAAGTAAATGTCAAGGGGTTGACAAGCAGAATGCGAGCTGCTAAACTTCTCGCTCAACTCAAAAACAACTGGAGAAAACTATCATGCTACATGCATTGAATAATAATAGAGAAGCAATAGAAGCTTTAAGATACAACGGTTATGGTGCTGCTGACTTTCAAGTTAATAAGTCTGCTGTTTATTTTGACAATGAGTTTAACGAGACTGAGCTTGTCCCTTACAGGGGTAAGGATGTTTACTTTCGTTCAGACACTGGCGAGCCTATTGCTATACACGGTAAGCGTTACAAGCCACTACAGTATACTCATATGATAGATAAGTCTAGAGATATGATTGAGCGTTGCAAGCTAGATGCTACAGGGATAGAAGAAAAAATACAGGTGTCTCCTAATGGTGGTATGTGTTTAGTTAATTACAAGTTACCTGCTAAAGAATACGAGACTCCCGATGGTGATACAGGTTGTATTACTGTTATGGCATTGTCTAGTTTTAATGGGGTATGGAGCTTTATATTATCATTAGGGTTTGAGCAGAGTGCCTGTTTAAATTCTCAGATATTTATTAAGAACCCTGCTTCCTTGTATAAGGCTAGACACACAGGTAAACTTGATATAGATAGGGGTGCTAACATGCTTGGTAAGACTGCTAATATTATAGAGCAAGAGATTGAGCTATGGCATGAGTGGTATAATACACCTGTAACTAATGATGATATACATAATACTATTGCTGACTGTGCTAACATAAGCAGGAATGCTGAGGAGCCTTTCCGTAATAAAAACTATCAGTATCTTTTCAATGCTTTTACGCTTGACTATGCTCCTAAAATGGACAAAAATAGATGGGCGTTATATAATACACTGACTGATTGGTCTACTCATGCACCCTCTAAGAGTAAAAACAATATAGCTTTACTCCAACGCAGAGGTGAGAAAGTAGCCGAGGTTATTACAGATAACTTTGCTGCTAAGATAGCTGCTTAATTTAATTAACCCCTGACCTAAGCAAGTCTTTAAACTGCTTATCTTTAGGAGATTTTAAATGGATAAGGATACACTAGGTACATTTGTTACTGAAATTTTTAGACCCGTTGCAACTTTTAGATTAGAAGTATATAAAATAATAGGCGGTGAAGATGCCTTGACTAAGTATAGTGATGAAGATATACTAAGAAAAATAAAAGATTTAAAGTTTGATGAGGAACATGTAGAAAAAGACATGACGCAGTGGGCGTTAGATCATATATCTTAAAGGAACTGTAATGAAAATTGAAACAGCAGATGGCATGTATGAAGAAGGTTTAAGTTTAAAGGGGGAAATAAATACTACTTACTGGACACTGGTTGACACGTTCGGAGAGCCTACTGAATCTGGCGAGCCAATGTTAGATACTACTGTAGTAACTGTTCGGTGGTTGGTAGCTATTGACGGGGTGCTTGCTACAATATACGATTGGAATACTGGTAAAGATAAAACCCAGAATCTTATATGGAATATTGGTGGAGCTACAGAAGAATCTTATTGGAAAGTAAAGGAGGCTATAGGTTATAAGTCAAGACAAAAATTAAACATGAGTAATAATATTAACGCTACATATAATGCACACTTGTTGCATGGGAGGTAACCATAATGAGCGCACCATTTGCAGATTCTATGTACGATTTAGCCGTAGATAGAGCATACAAAAAAGCGCAAGAGTTAATGATTGATGATGATTTGTTTATAGATACTCTTGCGGATGAAGAGTTAGAAAAAATAATAGAGGAGACTGACGATGGATATTGAGCAGCGTAAAGCAAACGCTATGTTTATAGAAGACTGTTGGGTTAAGATGTATGCTATGCATCTAATGTGTCCATGCCCTAATACAAAAGCTAAGGAAATGTTTATAGAGTTTGTACTGCATGAGCATGTAACTGATTTAATACTATCTGAGTTTGATGGCACAAGTACAAAGGTTATAAACGAAGACTATGTTATGTCACAATACCCACACTTTATTAATTACTTAGTATACAGCAGGGCTTGACAAGCCTGACAACCTGTGCTAGAATGCACAATCACAATGAAAAAACAACAGGAGAAGATATATGATATACGAAGGCGTTGCTTATTGGGCATCAATCACTACACCTAATACTCGATTTGAACCTAAGTATACTATTGATTTAGTAGTCGATAATGATACAGCCCAGCAATTAAAAACTGAGGGCTTTAGTGTTAAGTTCGACAAAGAAGAAGGGCCAACTATTACTATGAAGCGTTTAGTTAATGGGCCAAATGGTATGGTTCGCAAGGCTCCTAAGTTATTGGACAAGAATAAAAATGAATTAGATTGCCAAGTTGGTAACGGTTCTAAGGTAAGAGTCCAAGCTAAGCCGTGGGAAATTAACCGTAACGGCCAAGCGTTTAAAGGTCTTGAGCTACAAGCAGTACAGGTCATAGACTTAGTAAGCTTTAGTAGTGGAGATGGTGACGAGTTTGAAACTATAATAGAAAACATGGAGGAAGTAGAACTATGAGTGAGCCTACCTATACAGTAGACGATAGACAGTACCAAGTGAATCGGTTTACTGACGAGGGTAAGGTAGCATTTAATTATTTACTAGAGATAGGGCAAGAAATAAAAATGCTCCAAAGAAAAGTAGATATACTACAAGCAGCTGGACTTACCTTACGTAGTAAAGTAGAAGACCAGTTGGCTGAAGAGATGCTCTCTACCCTTGGTGATGTAGTAGACGGAGATTAATCTCCCAGACCTAGGCATGTCATTAAACTGCTCCCCTAATTATATATAGGAGAAGCCAGTGGCTTTTGTAAAATACCATCAGCCGTGTCCTTTATGTAGTTCAAGCGATGCAGTATCTGTCAATGAAGATGGAAGCGCGTATTGTTTTAGCTGCGATAAAAGGATTAGTAATTACACAGATAACGTAGGAGAAACAACAGATAATATAAAAGAGTTTAAAGTAAAACAAACTAATGCAGTCAATGATATTGAGGGAGAGTTTGTAGCCCTCACTGACCGTGGTATCTCTTTAGCTACAGCTAAGAAATATAATGTTAAAGCTATTGTTAATGGTAGTGGCGAGATAACACAGCACTTCTATCCGTACTGCATAGCCTCTGAGGTTGCAAGCTATAAGATACGTGAGGCGGGTAAACACTTTACATGGCGCGGTAACTCACAAGGCACTGGTCTATTCGGTCAGTCTACCTTTAGAGAGTCAGGTAAATTTATTACTATCGTTGAGGGTGAGTGCGATGCAATGGCAGCATACGAATTACTAGGTTCTAAGTGGCCTGTAGTTAGTATTAAAAGCGGTGCAGCAGGGGCAGCTAGGGATGTTAAAAATTCTATTGAGTTCCTAGAAAAATTTGACTGCGTTGTTATAAACTTTGATAACGATAAGCAAGGAATCAAAGCAGCGAAGGAAGTAGCTAGGTTATTAACACCTGGAAAAGCTAAGATACTTACACTGCCTGATGACTTCAAAGATGCTAATGATATGCTTAAGGCTAAGCGTACTCAGTCTTATGTAGATGCTTGGTGGTCTGCTAAGTTATACACACCCTCTGGTGTACTTAATATATCAGAGCAGAAGCAGAAGTTTAATAACAGAGAGCAGCGTGAGAGCATACCCTATCCTTGGGAGGGTCTTAATAAGAAACTCTATGGGCTTAGGCGTGGTGAGCTAGTCACCCTTACAGGTGGTACAGGCTTAGGTAAGTCTAGTATTACTAGAGAGTTAGAGCATTGGTTGATCAATAACAGTAAGGACAACGTAGGTATCATAGCATTAGAAGAAGATTGGAGGCGTACCGTAGATGGTATCCTTTCGATAGAAGCTAACGCTAGGTTATATGTTGACCAAGAGCGAGATAAGTTTTCTGAAGAAGAACTAAATACATTCTTTGATAATGTATATAGTGGTAAGAACAAAGATCGAGTGTGGATTCATAGTCACTTTGGTATTACCGACATTGATGAAATCTTTAGTAAGCTTAGGTTCTTAATTGTAGGTTGCTCATGTAAGTGGATAGTAGTAGATCATCTACACATGCTAGTCAGCTCTATGGTAGAGGGCGACGAACGCAGAGCTATAGATAATATTATGACTAGGCTGCGTAGTATAGTAGAGGAGACAGGTGCAGGTCTGATACTTGTTAGCCACCTGCGTAGGGTTGATGGTAACCGAGGCCATGAGAATGGTGTATCAGTTAGCCTATCACACCTTAGAGGGTCACAAAGTATTGCTCAGTTATCTGATTGTGTTATAGCTTTAGAGCGTGACCAACAGTCTGAAGATCCACTAGAAGCTAACACTACCCACATGAGAGTATTGAAATCTAGATATACTGGTGATGTAGGTATGGCAAGCCACTTGCTTTATGACAGAGAAACTGGTAGACTCAGCGAAACATTTTTAGATGATAACGCGGAGGTCTTACTATGAAATCCTTAGTCTTTGATATTGAAACTGATGGGCTACAGCCTACTAAAATATTCTGCATATCTGCATTTGATACAGATACTCAAGAACAATTTAACTTTAGTCCCTTCTATATAGATGATGGCATTGAGTTACTTAAAAGCGCAGATAAATTAATCGGACACAACATCATTGGGTTTGACATCCCAGTTGTTAAAAGATTATGTAATGTAGATTTAATTGACAAGACACTTGTTGACACGCTTGTTCTCTCTAGATTATTTAATCCTGTAAGGGGTTCACATAGTTTAGAATCTTGGGGGTACAAACTACAGTTCCCTAAGATAGAGTTCCACGACTACAGTGGATACTCAGAAGAGATGATGACTTACTGCGCTCAAGATGTTCTTTTAAACTATAAAGTTTATGAAGAACTAAAGCGAGAGAGCAGAGGGTTTACTACCGAAAGCGTTAAGCTTGAGATGGCAACCTATAAGATTGTTACTAAGCAGCGTGACCACGGCTTTTTACTCGACGAAGACTTAGCTAATCAATTACTCACACAGTTCTCAGACGAGCTTACTCGTACCGAGAGTGAGGTACATGAAAGGTTTAAGCCCAAGATACATGAGAGAATTGTGTATCCGCAGCATACTTTTTCTGGTGTACTTAGAAAGATGGGTATAGATAAAGATGGTAAGCAAGTTAGGTTATCTAACGAGGAGCATAATAAGTTTGAATCACTGGGACATACAGAAATTATACGTACAGCCGAGGAAGATTTTAATCTTAGCTCTAGACAACAGATAGGTACATACTTAAAAGAGTTTGGTTGGAAGCCTAAAGTGTTTACACCTACAGGACAACCTAAAGTAGATGAAAAGATTTTGTCTACTGTTAAAGGTATACCAGAAGCAGCGTTAATATCTACGTATCTAATGCTGCAGAAACGTATAGCTCAGGTTCAGTCTTGGCTTTCTTTTTCAGATGGTAAGCGTGTACATGGTTCAGTAATATCTAACGGTACTATCACTGGACGCATGGCACACCGCGACCCTAACATGGCACAAATACCTAGTGTAACTTCACCATACGGGACAGAGTGTAGGTCTTGTTGGACAGTACCTAGAGGTTACAAGCTTGTAGGTATAGATGCTAGTGGTCTTGAGTTGCGTATGCTTGCACATTATTTAGAGGACAAGGAGTTCATAGATGACATACTCAACGGAGACATACACACAGCTAACCAAGCTAGGGCAGGATTGCAATCAAGATCTCAGGCTAAAACTTTCATCTACGCATTCTTGTACGGAGCAGGAGATGCTAAGATTGGCAGCGTGGTCGGTGGAAACAAGCAAGAAGGTAAACGAATTAAGCAATCTTTTCTTAATAATTTCCCATCACTTAAATCTCTTAGAAATAGAATTACAAGAGAAGCTGAACACAAAGGATTTATCAAAGCTTTAGACGGTAGAAAAATATTTATACGCAGCTCTCATGCTGCACTTAATTCTTTGTTACAAGGTGCAGGTGCTATCATCATGAAGCGAGCTTTGATTATCTTAGACGATAAGATAGCGAGCAGTAAGATAGATGCTACTATCGTAGCTAATGTCCATGATGAATGGCAGATTGAAACTTGGCAAGATGACGCAGATAAACTAGGTTCTTTAGCGGTTGACTCCATTATAGAAGCTGGGTTATACTACGACCTTAAGTGTCCAATGGATGCTCAATATAAAATAGGAGATAACTGGAGTGACACACACTAATATAATACCAATGACTAGGAAAGAAAGATATGATCTTATTGAGTCTAACCCTCAAAGTAGAGATTATAAATTAACAATGCTTAGACTTGCTAAGAGGAGAGCAAGACGTAGGAATATATTTTTTGATTTAACCTATGAAGATATTAAAATACCTATTGAGTGTCCAATACTAAACATGCCTTTTGAAGTAGGCGGTGACCGTTGGTATAACTCTCCAAGCTTAGATAGAATAGATAACCGCAGAGGCTACGAACCAGATAATATTATCGTAGTATCTATGATGGCTAATTCTATTAAGAATCAAGCGACACCTAAACAAATTAAAAAGGTTGCAGACTATTATGAAAAACTCTACGCAGAAAAACTTATCAACATTAGTTGATGATATGTATGAGACAATAGCTGATCTTCATCTAGGTAAAAAAGAAATACCCGAAGAACTTTTACAATCTTTAACTAAAGGTATTGGGGAGGTTGTCCTAGATTGGGCAACCCCTCGGACGGATAGAGAGTTTACTTTAAGAATGTCTAACATTGGTAAACCTGCAAGGCAGTTATACTATACAAACAAGTACGACAACGATGTAACTCCAGACCCAGCAACACTAATTAAATTTTTATACGGTCATCT